TACAATGGCAGAACTCGAAGTAGCAGGCATTAAGTTTCGTGGCGGGAAGATCTTTTTAGTCTTAACTGCGTTAACAACAGCAGGTGGTGCTTTATGGGGTGGCTTTGAATTTTACAAAGATTACCTAACCATGAAAGAGCAGATACAAGAATATGTTGCACCAGATTTATCAGGCTTTGACAAAGAAATCGCACTTACAAAAGAAGAGATGGACAGCAAGACTGACCTAATACAAACCGAAGTAAACATGATTATGCAAGAGATGGAAATGATTATGTCTGAAATAAGATTAGTTTCCGATGTTGCAAACGAATTGAAAAATGACCTTCGTCAAGATGTAAGACGTATTGAGAAAGTTGTTAATGATGTAGAGCAGATGGTCAAAGAAGATTCGAGAGAAACCAGCTCGGAGTTAAGAGATACCACGAAGGACATTCAGGAAGACATGCGATTATTAACGGATAAGTTGGAGCAAGCCATGACTGAACTAGAAGAAAAAATAGATAAAAGAATAAAACTTGCATTAGAAAATCCTTTATCACAGATGTAGCATGGCCAAAACACCCTCTAACGAGTACTTTACACCAGTCAAAAAAAGAACTAGTATAGGGCGTTCTTCACGCAGTAGGCCAAAGAACAAAAACAAAAGACGACAGTTTGTCAAATACAGGGGGCAAGGATGAGAAAAGGTTTATATGCTAACATTCATGCTAAAAGAAAACGTGGTGGCAAGATGCGTAAAAAAGGAGCTAAAGGTGCACCTACCGCAGCTAATTTTAAAAGAGCAAAACAAACAGCGAGGAAGCCATGACAAAATTATGTCCTAGAGGTAAAGCAGCAGCTAAGCGTAAATTTAAAGTTTATCCTAGCGCTTATGCAAACGCTTATGCTTCAAAAATATGTGCAGGTAAAATTAAAGATCCAAGCGGTGTAAAAAGAAAAGATTTTAAAGGGCCTAAACCTGCTGGAAAAGCTAAAGGTGGTGAAGTGATAGATTTCAACAAGATATCACAACAAAGGAAGCAAATCTCAAATTTTAAACAAGGTGGTATTGCTAAAGGTTGTGGCGCTGTTATGGAACGTAAGAGAAAAAAAACTAAAAAATCATGAGTCTTAAAAAGTGGTTCGAACAAGATTGGGTTGACATAGGAGCCAAAAAAAAGGGAGGCGGTTTTAAAAAATGTGGCAGATCGAAACAAAAAAAAGACGCAAAAAGAAAATATCCTAAATGTGTCCCTGCTGCTAAAGCTGCAAGAATGAGTGAAAGTCAAATAAAATCTGCAGTAAAAAGAAAAAGGAGTAAAGCTCAAGGCGTTGGAGGTAAACCAACAAATGTAAAAACCTTTGCTGCGACTGGTGGTTTAATTACTGATCAAAGAAGAGCAGGTCTAGCGCAGAGAGGATTTGGTTTCAAAGGTATTTTTTAATGCCTAAGAAAAAAGACCCTAAAGTTGGCACGGGCAAAAAACCGAAAGGCAGTGGACGACGACTCTATACGGATGAAAATCCACGTGATACTGTGTCTATCAAGTTTGCTACTCCTGCTGACGCTAGGAGAACAGTGGCAAAAGTTAAAAGAGTTAACAAACCGTATGCTAGAAAAATTCAAATTCTTACAGTTGGAGAACAAAGAGCCAAGGTGATGGGTAAATCAAAAGTAGTTAGTATATTTAAAAAAGGTAAAGATGCCATTAGAAAAACAAATAAAAGAAGACGTACGTAAGTGGTCGGAACATTTTTTAGAAGTTCCTAATAAACACTTAGGAGGTATGTCAGCATGTCCTTTTGCTAAAAAAAGTTGGAAGGATAAAAAAGTTGTTATCGAGGTCAAAAAAAAACACAAGTGGTACAAAACAGAATTTAATACTTATTTAAATAAAATTAATTTTAATACTCATGATTTATTAATTTTTTGCGATCCTTTTTTTAGCTACACTCCTAATCAATTTCAGGAAATTGTCGATGCTTACAATTATTGGTATAATAAAAAAGACATTTATTTTATGGGGTTTCATCCAAGTAATCCAGCTACCGCTGAAGAGCAAGAATTTCTTGTTTCACCTGGTGATGAGCCTCCAGATGTTGAAAGTGATTTAATGTATTCTATGATATTAGCACAAAAGTTCTCGCTATTGCAGGAAGCTTCTGATAAACTACATAAATCTGGTTACTATAAGTTGTGGCCAGAGGGGTACTATCAAGACGTTGTAGTATCGAGATACAAAACCTATAGACGAATATTCGGAGGTCAAAATGGTGATGAAAAAGAAAAATATTAACAAAATGCGTGGCGGTGGCAAAGTGATGGCCATGAAAGGCGGCGGAAAAGTTATGAAAGGCAAAAAAAAGAAAGCAATGAAGGGTAAAAAGAAAAAGGCAAAAAAATAAGTGCCTACTTACGCTTCAACAGCTAGCTTTGATTTGACAATTGATCAAATCTGTCAAGAAGCTTATGAACGTTGTGGTTTGCAAATTCGTAATGGACACGATTTGCAAACTGCAAAACGTTCTTTAAACCTTATGCTTGCCGAATGGGCAAATAGGGGAATTAATTTATGGACTGTAAAAAAACAAGAGAAAGCACTTGCAGCAAATACAACTAACCTTACCGGATCAAGTTTGTTTGGATCTGGAGCTAATGCACCAGAACAAATAGTAGATATTACGGATGTAATTATAAGAGACTCTAGTAATAATGACTATTCAGTTAATGCAATTAGTAGAGCTACTTATTGGAATTACACTGTTAAAACAACCAGCGGAAGACCAACTCAATTCTACTTTGAGCGTACGATAAACCCAACACTATATCTATATCCGGCAGCAGATTCATCTTACACTCTAATATATTACGCTCTTGTTCGTATGTCTGATTCTGGTGATTACACAAATAATTCTGAGATTCCTTTTCGTTTTCTTCCATGTCTTGTAGCTGGTTTAGCTTATTACATTTCTATGAAAAAAGCACCAGAAAGAATGCAGGCATTAAAACTTTTATATGAAGATGAATTCAAAAGAGCTGCTGATGAAGATGGACAAAGAACAAGTGTCTTTCTTACTCCTCAAAGTTACTATCCTTCTGGAGGTTACTAATGGCAAAATACGCTACTGGTAGATTTGCAAAAAGAATTTCAGACAGATCTGGTTTAGCTTTTCCATACAACGAAATGGTTAAAGAATGGAATGGTTCTACAGTGCATATAAGTGAATTTGAATCAAAACACCCACAATTAGATCCAAGATATCATCCTACTGATCCACAGTCTTTACAAAATGCAAAACCACAGATTATAAGTGCGACAGTTGATTTAGGTATTAATATGATAGCAAGAAATATTTTTGGTGCAAAAAAACAAACAGTAACTCAATTCAACCCTATACCTGCACCTGGTGCTTTTGAAACAGTAATTGTAAATACTATGCAACCAGAACAGGATAACAAAGAAGTAAGATTACATAGTTTTCTTGGTAAGGTAGAGGTAAATATATCATGACAACTTTTGCAGAATTACAAACTCAAATAAGAGATTATACAGAAACATCCTCTGATGTATTAACAGATGTAATTGTAAATGATTTTATTGAACATGCAGAAAAAAGGATTTTTAGAGAAATTGATTTAGATATATTTAGATCTTACCAATTTGCTACTCTTACATCTGGTAATCCTTTTGTTTCGCTTCCTGGTGCCAACACAGGACAATTAGCTTTTGTTAGATCAGCACAAATTTATACTCCAGGTGGGAGCCCTGTAAGAGAATATTTACTACAAAAAGACATCACATTTATGAATGAATATTGGCCAAATAGAGATTCTACGGAAAAACCAAAATACTATGCAATGTGGGATCAAGATACAATATATCTTGCACCTACACCAAATTCTGCATATAATATCGAATTAGCTTTGAACAAGCAAGAAACAGGGTTGTCATCATCCAATACAGAAACATGGGTGAGCACAAATGCCCCAAAAGTCTTACTTTATGCTACACTTTGTGAAGCATTTAGATTTTTAAAAGGGCCTGACAACATGCTTCAATACTATGAACAAGGCTACCAACAAGCAATACAAGGCTTGCAACTTGAACAACAAGGTAGAAGAAGACGTGATGAATACTATGATGGTGTTCTTCGACTTCCTCTAGAATCGAAACAACCATAAAGGAGATTATAAATGGCAATATCATCAGCGATATGCAACTCTTTCAAAAAAGAATTATTGGAAGGTAAGCATAATTTTTCGTCTGGTAGTGGTGATACGTTTAAAATTGCATTGTTCACATCAAGTGCAAGTTTAGGTGCTGCTACTACAGACTACAGTTCATCAAATGAAATTTCAAACTCTTCAGGAGCAGCTTATTCTGCAGGAGGTTTGGCTTTAACAAACAACGGTACATCATTGAGTGGCACAACAGCTTTTGTTGACTTCGCTGATGCACAGTGGACATCAGCTAGCTTTACAGCTAACGGTGCTATGATTTACAACACCACTACTGGTGCTGGTTCAGGCACAACTGATGCGGTTTGTATATTAGCTTTTGGTGGCGATTTCACAGCATCTAACGGTACGTTCACTGTAACATTCCCAACTGCTGACGCTAACAACGCTATTATTCGTATATCGTAAGGAAAGCTAATGGCTTTTATCCTTAACGATCGGGTCAAGGAGACCACGACTACCACTGGCACAGGTGCAATTACACTTGCAGGTGCAGTAGGTGGCTTTGAAACGTTTTCTGCTGGTATAGGTGGTAGCAATACTACATATTATGCAATCAAACATCAAACTGCTAACGAGTTTGAGGTTGGTTTTGGAACGTTAAATGGTGGTGCTTCTACACTTACTAGAACATATATTATTAACAGTTCTAATTCTGATGCCGCTGTAGATTTTAGTGCAGGTACAAAAGATATATTTTGTACAATGCCTGCAGCCAAAGTGGGTTTGCCATTCCCAGAAGAATTTGGTTCATCATCGGCACCAAAGCTTATAACTGTTAAAGTAGCAACTAAATCTGGTAATCATCCGTATCAAGGACAAGGATCAAGTGCAGCATATTATTTAGATGGATTAGAAGCTCCAGCATTACGACTAGCTGGTGTAGATACGACAGATAAATATTATTATAGGTTTGATCAATCAGACTCAACTAACTCTGGACACCCTTTACGATTTTATTTGGATGCTGAAAAAAATACAGAATATACAACAGGTGTAACTAACACAGGTAGTTCACCAGCACCTGGTAGTTCAGGAGCATATACACAAATAGCTGTAGATGCTAATACACCAAACATATTGTATTATCAGTGTTCATCTCATGGTTACATGGGTAATCATGTTACTACTATTTCTAATCACATAAACGGTGATTTAACAATTGGATCAAAATTAAAATTACCAACTAATACTGCAAACAAAATATTGGTTGCAGACGGAACAAGTTTTGAAGAGGTAGACCTGTCAGGCGATGCAACAATTGCTTCAGGTGGTGCTTTGACTCTTGCTAACTCAGGCGTATCTGCTGCTAGTTATACTTCAGCAAATATTACTGTGGATGCAAAAGGTCGTGTCACAGCAGCTTCAAGTGGGTCAGCAGGTGCGTCTACTGGCTTTGTAATTGCAATGTCGATTGCGCTTTGATATAAGGATTTAATATGGCACAAGATTTTGAAAGAGTATTTGCAAGAAATATAGGAACTTCGCCTTCCTCACTACTGACATCTAATTCAGATGATGCCCTTATTGGTATAAGAGTAGCAAACGTTGTGTCACAAACAATTCAAGTTGATGTATATATTTCTACTGGTGGTAATGATTACCACTTAGTAAAAGGTTTAAGTATACCGCAAGGTTCAGGTTATGAGCTCATACAGGATGGCTCAAAAGTAAATATAGCTAATGGTGATGTATTAAAAATTAAATCGAACACAGCATCTTCAGTTGATGCTTGGGTATCGTATATTGATGCAATAAGCACGTAGGAGGTTACATGGGTTACACAGGTCCAGCTAATACAGATCAATTCAAATCCATGTCTACCCAGACAATTACTGGGAATGGATCAGCTACTACGTTTACACTTAACACACCTGTAGCAAACTCGTCAGAAATAAGATTTGTTGTAAATAACGTCGTACAAAAACCAGACGTAGATTATACTGCAAGTGGCACACAATTATCTACAGGTTCAAACGTTTTGGCAG